TGGCCAAATCTTGCGCTCCTGAGCCGATAGAGTGGGAATACCCTCTATCCTCTCTATCGCTCAACTCAACAAGGTAGCCGTGAAAAGACGCTTACGGCGGCCGAGGCGATGCCACTGCCGATCAGTTTGTCTAGCATGGCTTAGTCCTCCACGATTTCGAAGTGAACTAGGTCATCGAAGCTGTTGTCGCGAACCTCGGTGTCCCGGTCCCAGTCACCGCCCCAACGAAGGGTGATGCCCATGGCTTTGGCTGTGGCCAGCACGTAGCCCGCGAACAACGTCTGGCGCTCACGGTCTTCCCAGTCGATGGGATATGCTGCGACATCAGCCGCCAGGGATGGCTTGGCGTTGTGCTTGCTGTGCGGCCACAGGGTTTTGCTTTTCCCCTCAGTGACCATTTGGGCCTGTCGGAACTGGTCCCGATGACCTTCGAGGATCGTACAGTCGAACTCAGCCACAACGGCCTCGAAGACGCGCTGCAGCCGGGGATCGCAGGTTTCCAGCTTGGCCAGCGACTTTTCAGAAAACTTCGGCATCAGTGACCTCCCCCGAACAGCTTGAGCTTGATGACCACGCCGGCCATGAGGGCCAGCAGAAGACCGGTGGTAACGAGGCGGACGATCGTCGACCAGGCGGTGTGCTTGGCGACACGCAGTGCGCCCAGAAGGGAACGCAGGTCGCGGATATCGCCAGCGGCTTCCTCATCGACCAAGCCGACATTTGCGAGCGCTCGCTTGGCTCCCCGCTCTGCGGCCAGTTCGAGCAGTTGCTCGAATTCCTCCTCGGGCATGGCGACATACCCGTCCTTCGTTGAAGGGCAGTTCATGGTGTTCTCCAATTTGTGTTTGATCAGGCAGCCAGGTCGGCTTCGTGGACGCGGACGTCTTCACCAACGGCAGTGATTTCCACCTGCTCGCCACGCGGGCGAACGGCGATGACCCGAGCCTTGGCGCTCCAGGCTTCTCCGGGTCCGAAAGCGAAGTGGCTCCGCTCCTCGGCAGTGCCGGTGTAGGGAACGAACCCGATCGGATCGAGAACCCGGAGCGTCCGATCCGCGCCCTCAACAGCCTCCACCCGGAACGGCCCGGCGGGACTGCCATCACGACGGCGCAGCGCGATGTAGTGTTCCTGGCCTTCTGCCCATTCCAGTTGTTCCGAGATGGTCAACAAGTCCTGGGCTTCATCCCAGGAGACCACCTCCCCGCCCTGGCCCCAGCGGGGCATGTCGTGGGTGACGGCGACCAGGTCGCCGTAGGTCGGGATCAAGCCATCCAGTTCGGTGCGCCAGGAGACCAACTTGCGCCGATAGCGGTTGTCGGCTGCCATATAGAGCCCTTCGCGGGCCGCCTGGGATTCATCGGTGCATCCGAACAGGATCACCTTGGCCGGTTTCTCGGCGGCGCTGTCGGGCAAGCTTGCCGTGATTTCATCCGGTTTCCAGGTGCGGGCGTTGAAGAACTCGACGGTAACTGAGTCGGCGGTATCCTCGCCCGGCATGATGTACTGGATCTTGAACGAGCCCTTGGCGATGTTTCGGGGTCCGAACATAGCTACCGGCAAGGTCTGCGCCGCATCCCGGAACAAGCGCACGATACCGCCTTGGAGAACCGGGACGGCACGACCGCACCGGGCGATCCGGGTCAGCGCCTCCCACACCGTCATCGCGCTGTCGAAAACACCGTCGAAATTGTCACCCCGCCCGGCCCAGATCTGGTCCAGGGTATAGAGCGCCAACAGGTCGATCCGACCATCCGATAGCCCTGCGCCATAGGATGCCCGACCAGCATCTGCGAAGGCCCAGGCGATGGAACGGGTCGGCTGCGGCTCGGACCACCCGGCAACAGGATCCCAAACCGGCAGCCTGCGGGTGACCACGCAGTTGATCATCCGGGATGAGCGCTGAGACAGGTTATCGGTGGCCCGCATTTTAACGGCGAGCAGAGTCACGTCTCCGAACTCAGGTGTGCCCTCCAAATAGGCGCGGAGCGCACCCCAGCGCAATTCGTGTCCTGCCCTGGACGAAGTGTCGATCGTATCCAGCCGGATCATCCGGACCTCGTAGCGGCCCGGCGCGACGGTATACTTATAACTGAGCCGCAGCGCGCTGTTGGTGGCCGCCGAGTAGCTCTCGGTGCCGAGCGTCGTCCAATCGCCTACGGCAAGTCCGTCGTCGTCGATGGCCCGCGCCTGCATCTCCCACTGGGCGTTTCGGGTATCGAGCCCTCCGCCGTCATTGGCAAAATAGAGGCCTCGAGCGAACACCACATCGATGCCGATATGACCGGCATTGGTCTCGGCGGGATTGGCGGTGAAGGGACCAATCCAATCACCGCCGTCGCCGGCGCTGCGCAGTTCCTGCCCCGCAACTTCGGGCGCGGTGACCACGTCGGTCTCGAACAGGGTGACGACGCCACCAGGACCAACGACTTCGGTCTCAACCTCCTCAAAGGAGGCAATCGGCGTGTCCTCGATGCGAACCTGCTCCAGGTCGTATTCGCCCTGGCCGATGACATGAAGCTGGAAGAGATACTGCTCGTTGCCGACGAACTCCTGATAGGGCTGGGTGGCAAGATCAGGATAGATCAGATGGCGGCCATAGAGCACCGGGATCGGCTGGCCGAGACGGGCCTCGTTTCCCTGGGCCGACAAGGAATAGGTGGGGCTGGGGGCCGGGGGCGCGCCAACTGAACCGAAGCTGAGCGACGGCACGGAAGGCTTGGGCGCCGGCACGACGGCATTGATCAGAGCCATGCCGGCGAGCGAGATGATCGCCCCACCAATGGCCTGCTGCAGGACGCCAGCTCCAATACCAAGCGCAGCCCCAGCATTGGCGGAAATGCCCATGGCCGCGCCCAACGGACCACCAAGGGCAAAGGACGCCACCATGACGGCGATGGAAAGTACAGTGCGCAGCGGATTCTTGCCGCCCCCACCGCCTCCGCCACCACCCTGGGGCAGGGTCACGAAGGCGACGACATCACTGTCGGCAATGATCGTAGAGGACCAATCTGCGCGCAGGACGGCCTTGCCATTATACAGACAAATGGTCGGACGCTCGAAGTCGGCTATCCCCTGGTCATCGAGCCATTGGGCAATGGTGACCGGGCTCAGTACCGGACGCACTTCGCGGTCCCGATCCGGACAGAACGGGTTGCGGACCATGGTCACGGCGGCGAGCATCAGTTTTCCCCTGTGAAACGGTAATAGCCTTCGATGCGCCAGCCGTTGGCAGCGAGCGCAGTGACGCTCTGGAACGCCACACCGGCCTCTTGGGCGCAGTGCAGGACTCCACCACCGTCCACATCCAGCCAAACGCCGACATGGATCGGATAGCGGGCTTGGCGCATCAGCACACAGTCCCCTTCAGAGGGCACATCGACCTGGTCCCAGCGCTTCCGTTCCGGGTGGTCGCGAAAATCCCTGGCAATCGCGAGCAGATCCTCGGGGTTGGCGATCGCCGGCAAGATCCGACCGAAATGCCGTTCCTGAACCAGGCAGACGAAAGCCCAGCAATGAAACGAGTCTGGCCCTTCCCCCGTGGCGGACCACGGAAGGCCGATGTAGTTCTCAGCCCAGTGCATTATCGCGTCAGTCCAGGGAAGCGCTTCGCGGTGTAGGTTTCGCTAGGAAAAGTCTTATTGCCGATGTCGAGCATCCGCGCCCGCCCGGTGACCTGGAGCGCGTTGGCCTCGACCTCGGTCAGAACCAGGGTGATCGGTGGATCCATCTGTGGCCCTTCCAGATCGGTGGAGAGATAGGGCCGATAGGTGATCTCGATCTTGTCCTGGGAAACGGCTGCCGCATCCAGATGGCGAACGATCTCACGTGAAACGTTGTCGAGCGTCACCGTAATCTCGGGCACCGGCGCAGTATCGATGGGAGGAAGCGACAGATCGAAGGCAAGCGCCACGAAGGTCACCATCTCCCCGCCGTCGATCGGCGCAGAGGACTCCAAGCGCGCGCTCAGATCCCGATGGTCTCGGACCACACGAATGGCGGTCGGGTTGCCATCGTCATCCTCGAACGCCGGGTGGCGGAGTTCCAGGGTATGCAAGATCACCACGTCTGACGGTGCGGCGGCATAGGCCTCGCGGATCGCTTGGCTGAGCGTTGGATCAGGCATACGGCTGGAGCTCCGGACACAAAAAAACCGGCTTTCGCCGGCATGGGGGGATAACGGTGGTATCGAACGAACTACCAGGCGAATTCCCGGATTTCGTCGAGGGTAGTGAGATCGAGGATCGCCAGTTCAGCCTCATCGCTCGCGGTGCGGATGGCTTCCCGCTCGGCATAGACATCCTGCAGGGTGGTCGTGCCATTGAGCGCATCGCGTTCACGGGCCCGATCGACCTTCCAGTCGGATGCGGCAATGCGATCTCCGGCCTCGGTTTTCACCTTGCGAATGAGCGCCTGACGAGCCGCTTCCAGATCCGCCGCCTGTTGCTCGGCAACCTGATCCGCGTCGAGCTTGCGAACTTCGTCGTCAGAAACGCCGCCATAGCGGTCGACGACCTTGCCATCGACGAGCTGGAACCGATGACCCAGAACGGAGGCAACCGGCAGCTTGTAGTCGCCATTGGGGCTGATCACGCCCCAATCGTTGCCGTGGGGAAAGCTGATTTTATCGACCATGTTCAGTTACCTCCGATGATCGGGACGATGTAAGGATAGTTGGTGGAGTGATAGGCGCTGTCGAAGATGTAGACGTTGAAGCCCGGTACCTTCGAGCTCATGTCGCCCTTGTCGGCGATTTCCTCGAACACCCGCTTGGTGTCGATGTGCGACATGTAGATGCCGTAGCCGCTATCCGAGTTCGGGCTGTAAGACAGCATGAAATCGCTGTCGCGGATCGGCGCGAAGGACCGCCCGTAGCTGGAATCCTGGTATTGCAGGAAGACGTATTTGCCGTCTGACACCCGGATCAGGAACACCTCGGCCCCGGCCCCGTAGTAGTAATAGGGCTGGTAGCAGATGACGTATTTGCCATCGTTGGAGATCTGGAAGCGGAGCCCATTGCGGTCCCCCGCTTCCATCCCGTAGGTCGTGGTGGTGCTGAGCGTGTGGGTCGCTTCCTTGGTGAAGCCGCCAGCGCCGTCCGGCGTGAAGCGGTCCAGCATGCAGTAGCTGTGCGGCTCCATGCGCACGACCAGGATCTTGCCGTCGTCACACGGGATCACGACGCCCCGATAGAGGCTTTCGGAATACCCTGCCGAGTTGGCCGTCCAGTCGAAGAAGGTGTGGTTGGCCTCATCGAGGCTGTCAAACCAGGAACGCCGATCAGTGGCGCAGGCATCGAAGGGCGCGACGTTGGCGTAGACATGCAGGCGCATGGCCGTCCCGCCATTGGTGTTCTCGTTGATCACCAGGGTGCGGGTCTTCTCGTTGTAGCCGATCATGCCGTACTTGTTATACGTACCAAAGTCGTTCTGGGCGTAGAATTTGGATCCTGTCCAGGCGAGGTGCCAGCCTTCCGTTCCGGCCAGAAGACCCGGCGCGATCGCTCGCGGGGCAATGCCCGCATACTGGTTCGCCATGAAGATCGCGAGGTTCTTGTTGGTCTTGTTGTTGACCCAGACGCCGACGTTGCGCAGAGCCGTCGCCGAATAGGGACCGGCGCGACCGATCATGTCGCCATCGGGACCGACGGCCAGCGCCAAGTGACCCAGGTGGCCACAACGCGCTGTGCCGTCACCGTAGGAGGTGTCGGTCGAGCTGATGTTCGAGTTGGTCTGGCCGTAGGAATACCAGTTGTTGAAGAACTCGGTGCCGAGGCTGCTGGTGCTCCCCTGCATGTAGCCGCTGTCATTGTAGTGCTGACGGCAGAGTTCCTGGAGATAGTGGTTGTAGACCACCGTACCCCAGGGCGCGGAGCTGCTCATGGTCACCACGGCAAAGGCAGGCCGCTTCCAGGGATCCAGGAGATCCCGGTCAAGATGCCTTTGCTGCTGTTTGATCGCGTTGAACGTCAGGATATCCATCGTCAGACCTCCGTGATGGCGTCGATTTGCCCATAGGGCGTGTAAGAGAAGGAGAACGACCGGGCATAGGCGATGCCGCCGAGCGTCAAAGTCTCGTCGTACCCGGCCATGGCCCCATCTTCGTGATAAGTGATGTTGTCGATTAGACGCGGACCCTGCTGGATGCTGACCACCCGCCCGAGATCGTCGTAGGTCACGTCGCCCGCGACGATGCTCCCGGTAAAGAGAGCGGCGTTGGCCGCATCGACCGAATACCCGGCTCCGGTCCCCAGATAGTTTCCGAGGTTGACCTCGAACTCGGCCAACTGGTCATTGATCTGGGTTTCCAGCGCATTGTTGAATGCCTCGATGTTGGCGAGCGCCGTATTCAGGTCTGCGACTATGGTGTCATTCACAAACCCGGTCGCCGTCGCCAGCCAGAGCGTGTTGATATGAATCTTCAACGCCTCGGTGATCGCCTTCAGCTTGGCCGGGATGTCCTTGGCCTTCGAATTGCTGAAGATGTCGATGTCTTCATCGAACGTCGCAAAGGGCGTCGTGTCAGGGAGCTGTGGAATGGTCAGGGGCATGGATTAAATCTCCGTTCCGATGGTCTCAAGGATGCGATCGCCGAAGGACTCCAGGGTGCGCTCGCCGACCATGACGTCGCCGCTCACATCCATGTTGCGGTCATCCCGATTGAGCAGAAGCCAGCGTTCCTCTCCGCCGAAGGGGATGTCGCCGAACCGGCTGGCCCGGGTCAGCATGAGGACATCTTCGCCACTGAGATCGGTCGAGTAGAAACCGACAGCCTTGGCGACAATTTTGGCCGTGAGAGCGCTGAACGCGACGGGATTCTGGACGTCTTCGATAAGCTCAGCCGCCTTCACCATGAGGGCAAAATCATCCATGCGCAGATCCGGCGCATCGAGCTTGGCCGAGATGGTGGCGACGGCGTTCGTCTCCGCCAGTTTCAAGGTCTGATAGTGGGCAAGGGTTGGCATGGGTCAGCCTTTTCAAAAGAGTTCGATGCCGAGGGTCCTGTAGTCCGATCCCCGGCGGGCCGAGACGATCAGGGTTTGCAGATCCAGCCCCGTGGCATCGGCGACGATGACAGCGGCTGCTTCGGCAGCTGTGGCGCTGGCTTCGGCCTTGCCGGCCCAAAAGAGTGTGCTGGCCTCCGCCGTTTGCGCGGCATCCCTGGAACTGGTGGCCGCACCCTCGGCAAACTGCGCGTCGCTCGCCGATGTCTGGGCATTGGAGGCCGATAGTGCTGCATTGGCTTCGGAGGTAGCTGCGCTCTCAGCCGAAACTTCCGCCGCCGTGGCACTGACTTGGGCCGCCGCTTCACTCGCCCCCGCAGCGGAGGCCGATTGGCTGGCTTCAAGGGCGGATTGCTCCGCCAGCCCCGCCGACTGGACAGCACCAGCTTCGGCAAGCCCAGCTTGGGTGTTGGATTGCTCCGCTGAAGTCGCGGCCCCTTCGGCGGCAACCTTCGAGGCCATGGCGTTGTCGGCACTGTTCGCCGCAGCCACGGCGCTATCAGATGCCGACTGTTCGCTTGCCAGGACATTCGCCTCTGCAGTGATGGCTTGCGCGGTGCTTGCGGCTGCCGCCTGTTCGCTCGCACTGGCAGCCTCAGCGCTGGCCGTGGCGACCGCCTCACTGGAGGCCGCTTGGGCGACCTTCTCTTCGAGTGTGGTCAGACCCGATTGCAGTTGGGCATCCACATCGGAGAGAACGCCCGCAACGCTCTTTAGAGGGCCGCCATCGGTTTGGACGGTGGTCGCCACATCGCCATGGACGATCTGATGCAGCAGTTGTCCGTCCGCCGTCACCTGGGCGACGGCGGCAGACAGTTCAGTTTGCAGGGTCATGGTTGGGTCTCTGTTTACCAGGCCATGGGACCTGGGAGCTTTTCATGGACAAGGGTGTGCAAGGCGCTGACAGTCGTCAGCAGGCTGGACGGTTCGTTTTCAAGAAGCAGTCCGAGCGCATCCTCATCCAAGGTTGGACGTTCTCGGATCTCCAGCTCACTGGTCACTTCCCAAAGCACGCCGCCGCGCACTCGGGCTTCGAACTGGCGGGTGAACCGGGCCTCGTGGGCCACCAGCCCGAGACCACCCAACAGATCGATCCCGAACCACTCGCCACCTTCCTTCGCGTGCCAGCGATACCAAGCCTCGAACAGAGCGAACTGCTGGCGACGAAACAGCCACCGCACCGAAATGCGTGAAGGTACCTGGGTGAAGCGCCGCCGTTGTCGGGCTGGACCGGCCTCCATCTCAGTGCGCAGGATCGCCTCGCCCGGATGGACGCCGTAGCCCTCGATGGTCGGCAGTGGTAAAGTTGAGGGCCAGGAGATGGGCATGACTTTACGGTTCCAAATTACAGGGAACAATCAAGGTTCGTCGTTCCATCAAATTTAGGAATTGGAGCGAATTGTGGCCTCATCATCCGTCCAGCAATACGAGAGCCTGATGTTCTCCATTCGCCAGCGAATTGACGTCATCGAATTACTGCGTTCAGCTAGCGTCGATGCCTTTACAAAAGCCGAGACGGCGGCCTTCCATGGTCGGAAGGTGATTGAGGGTGTCGCTTTCGGGTGTCTGGTGGCAGTCGAGAACGGCCTAAAACATGTTCCACGGGATGCAAAAGGCCAGTGGAACGCCGACAAAATCCTTGAAAGCCTTAGTTCGAAAAATATTACCGTTTTTCCAAGCCCAAGCGTCATCCGGACTGCATCGGAAGTTGAAAAGGCGGAACATGGAGTAGAGGTAACTGTTGAAGGCGTCCCGGAGCGGCGCCTCTCGCATCATGAGCTAAAATCAATCTACACACGACTTCACAAGTGGCTCCACGAGATCAACCCATACGTTGAGGAAAGTCGAGACGAGTTCGTTTTAAAAAACGCCCCCGTATTGTGGGATGATCTTTCGAAGATTCACCGTCTTGTAGAACGTCATTTTATCTCCATTGGTGGCGAGGGTTTCTTCTGTACCCTTCGAGATTCTCAAGATAATAGAACGAAAGTACTGCCGCTCTCGCGATTGTCTTCGCTTTCTTGATCGCAAAGAGTGTTCAGCGATATGCCCCCGCCGCCGGATTAAGCCCGTAGCGGCGTTCCATGGTCGGTGCCAAACCCTCGCCGCGACCGATGTTACGGGCGATCTGACCCTCGATCTGTTCAACCACGATGTCGAGGCTGAGCCCTCCGCCCCCGTCCGATCGCCATTGGGCTCGGGCCTCCGTGCCTGGGGCACGATTGTCGACATGGACATTGACCTGGACCTCGGGCCGCTGGCCGAGTTCGCTACCGAGCGCTCGCATCTGGCCAGGAGTAAACACGGTTTCGCCCCGCTGAGCGATGATCGGCATTTCTCCACCGACCACCCCACCGCCGTGGAAACGGGGAGCGTTCTCGAACAGGTCCGATGAAACCAAACGACTGGGCAGAACGTCTTGGCCGACCACCCCGCCACTGTGGGCCACCTGGACCGGCCCTGGTGCTGGAAAGTCACCGATCATCCCGGAACCACCGCCGAACAGACTGCTGGCGATGGAGCCTCCAATGGACGAGAAGATCCCCTCGAACAGCGAACCAAACGGTTTGATCACCGCCATGCGATAGGCGGCGCGCAGAGCTTCCTCAGCGATGCTGTTGAACAAGTCCGAGGCACTGATCTTGCCTGTGGTCGCCCACTGGACAAAGGCGTCTTCACCGGCCTTGAGCGCCCGGGTGGTCGCCTGCTCGAACTGGGTCGCCGCATCCGAAGATTCCCGCGCGTAATCGCGCAACGCTCGGACCACTCCAGCGGACCAGTCATCGCTGGCCCGCAGCATTCGGTCATAGGCCTGCTCCGAGGCGCGGGCGAAGGTTTCCTGATTGATGGCACCTGCTGCCAGGAGACCGTTTAAGTTCCGCACCTCGTCGGCATAAGCCTCCTCTGCGGTGCGCAATTGTTCGGTGAGGGACTTGCCCTTCTCGCGCAGACGGGCAGCTTCCTCTTCCGCCTTGGTGCGGGCCTCAATGGCTTGGCGCTCGTCGAATAGAGCGCCGGCCAGATCGCGAACCTGCTGACGTTGCGCATCGGTGGCTTCCGCCGACAAACGCCGCAAGGCCTGGGAGACGAAGCGCTGCTTGTCAGTCATCGCCAGCTCGTCGCGCTCTGCGCGCAGGCCTTCGATAATCCGGGAGTTGGCCTCTTGCCGACGCCGGGCTGCCTCCTCTTCCTGCGCGGCAAGACGAGCCAGTTTGGCATCCCGAAGCGCCGCAGCCCGGGCCATGATCTCGCCGACCTGATCCAGGTTGCCGCCATCGGGTTCGATCAGTGTCTGCATCTCTGCGACAAGCTGTTGGTACTCGGCGCGAATACGATCGGCGCCCTCGTGGGTGGCTTCGAACAATTGGCGTTGCAGATCGCTCTCGATCTGGGTGATGCGTCGGGACCGATCCTGAGCGGCACGAATTTCGGCCTCGATGGCATCGGGGGTCGATCCGCCATCCGGTGCGGCCGCCCCATCGGCATTGTCGTCACGTTGCATCCACGCGAGCTTGGCCGCCCACTGGCGATACTGCTCGACCCGTTCTTGCAGTCGGCGCTCCAGCGCCACCTTGCGCCCCCAGGCAATGGGATCGTCGAGAAACCCGACGTCGCCAATCTCCTGCAGTTCGCGGGCGATATCCTGGAGTTCCTGACGGCGCTCCTCGACGATGCGCCGGGTGGAGCGTTCCGACAGGCCTTCAAAATTGAAGTCGCCGGACAGAACCAGCTTGATCTGCTCATAGGCGGTGGCGGCATCGGCCACCAGATCGGCCAGACCCGACGAAATGTCGGCAATGGCCGGGGCCAGATCGAGCATGGCACGGGTCAGGTTGGCGGAGACCACCTTGCCCAGGGTGTCCAACTGATCGCGAGTCTTCTCGGCATTACGGACCAGATCTTCTTCCAAAACGATGCCGAGATCACGGGCATGGCGACGGGTCGCTTCCAGCGCGTCCGCGCCGCCGACCAGCATGTTCACCATGGCCACACCTTCACTGTCGAACAGCTTGAAGGCGAGCCGCAGCCGTTCAGCGGGATCCGCCGTGCGCTTGAAGGCCTCCGCCACGTCATTCAGCAGATCCTCGGAACGGCGAATGTTGCCGTGCTGATCGCGGAGCGCGATCCCCATATCGGTCAGCGCCTGCTTGGCCTCCCCGGTACCTCGCGCCGCTTCGGCGACACGGCGGGTAAAGCGCTGCAGGCCCATATCCAGGGTCTGTTGTTCGACGCCAGCCAGTTGCGCCGCGAAGCGCAGTTCCTGAAGCGCCTCGACGCCGACGCCCAGCTTGTCAGCGGTTTTGGCGACGGCATCTGCCGCCGTAATGGATCGGTCGATCAGGGTCGCCAAGCCACCGATGGCCGCGCCGCCGATCAACGCTCCACCGAGCGCGCGCATGCCCATCGTCAGGGTTCGTGCGCGATCGGCCAAGCCGGTCAGCCCACGCGAGGCCGTACCACCGGCACGTTCGATTTTCTTCAGCGATCGCTCGCCGCTGTCGCCGACCGAGACCAGCTCAGCCTTGACCTTGGTGCCGCCTTCGACGGCAAGGCGCACGGCATAGGTATGTTTGGCCTTCGCCATCAGGTGACATCCTTGGAATTCATGGCTTCGACCAGCCCCGCTTCCGCTGCTTGAAACAGTTCAGAGACAATGGCGAGGTCATGGCTACGTGCTTTGGCGATTTCGAGGGCCACACCCAGGTCAATGCCGAGTACATGGCCGGATGCGGCCAGTCGCAACTGCCCGAGGCAGGCTTTCAGGACATCCCAGGCCTGGTGCTCTTCATCCGTGATCAGGGCGTACTTGCGTCGGGGGCACTCTTGGCCGCAGTCCGTTTCGCAGGCTTCGCAGTATCCCGGCCCTCCGCCCGGCTGGAAGTGCCAGCGGCAGAGAGCCCTGATGCGTTTTTTGCGGCGGTGAGCAGCACCTGTTTGAGGGTGAACTCGTGAAAGAACCGCTCGCCGACGGGATACAGCGACATCACGGCGGCTATGTTTTCCGGGGTCACCGGCGGATCGTCCTCGATGCCAACCCAGGCGGTGACGTGGCGGATCGCCAGTTCCTTGATCAGCAGATCCTGAAACAGGCCGTCGCGCTCACCATCGTTCGCCAGGTCGGGAAGACCTTCGGCGGACAATCCGGCTTCGGTCAGTTCCTTGTACTGGGCCTCCACCCCCTCGACCCGACGCCGTGCGGCTGCCTGGGCCGCTGCCATGCCAGCGGTGGCGAGCGGCTTCACAGTGACCGTGACGCCATAGGGAAGCTCAATGTCGAAGGGCTCGCTGGTTTGCTTTAGGGAGATCATGCGTAATCCGTCCCATCCAGGTCGTTGATGAGGGTGACGTCGAGCATCCGCCCGGCGGTCTCGTTACGCGCACCCTGGAAATCGAAGCTGGCCTGCACGCCACCCGGACCTTCGACGGCCAGCTTGGGCTTGGGTAGATAGACCTCGTGGGCCGCAAACTCGACCTTGGCGGTGCCGACCGCGTACCCGAAGGTCAGGTCCACCGGCGTGCCACTGGAGGCGAGGTCAATCAGGGTGGTATCGGCGAAGCGAACGTCGATGCGTCCGGTCAGCGCCGCCACCGTGGGGTCGGCTCCGTCGATCTTCCCGTCGGAGCGGATGGTTTCGATCTTCTCCAGATTGTTGGAATAGGTGAGCGAACCTCCGGTCAGGTTGCCGATAGGATTGCCGGCCCGGGTGATCGAACCCTGGAACTGGCTGATCCGCGTGAAGGCCAGTGCCGACGGCGTGCCGCCCTGAGAGGCGTTGTTTCTGCTTTCACCCTGGGCAATGACGCCGAGGGTCGCAGCGGCTGCGCCGGATCGCTGGAAGTCCATTGCGATCGAGCCCAGCACCACACCGGTGTGCTGGAAAAAGGCCGGCACCTGGGGCATGCCGACCTCGACCGTGTAACTCGGCAGGGCATCGTTCCCGGAGACGAAGAGGTGATCGAAGGTGCCGTCGCCGTTGTCCGTGGTTACCGGATCACCGAACAGGCCGGTGAGCCAGATCCCGAGATAACGCGGGTCCATGGGCACGACGATCTCGCCCTCGTCGTTGATCACGTCCTGCAACGGAGCAAGAGGGTCGCGACCCTGGCCGAGGACGGGGTCGTCGATCAACCCCTGTTCGGAGCCAAGGGTGCAACGGTTGAATGGCATGCGAATATAGTCGCCACCGGCCACTTGCCCATAGGCGGTTTCCCGCTTGAGCAGCAGCGTGGCGCTCGAACCATAGGCTCGGGCCATGGGTATTCTCCTGGTTTTCTAAAGGATCAACCGAGTGCCGTGTCGGCCTCGAACTCGATGGCGACGATCAGGGTGCCGGCCTTGATGGCAGGCGCACCGACAACAGCTTGCGCGTCGATCTCCGGGCGACCAAAAGTCATGCCGAAGGCAAGGCCACCAAGAGTGGGATCGTTATCGAGGACGACACCGATCTCTTGCAGCAAGGTGTCGAAGGCGTCGTCGCGGGCTGCGGTATCACCGTTCTCGACGTAGATCTCGATCTCCGCGTCCTGTCGGCAGTAGGTGCTTCCAAATCCGCCAAGGCTCTGCTCGGGCTCGCCTGGTGTGCCGTCGCGCAGGATCAGCAATCCGCCTGCCGGGATATTCTCGGGCACCGCCGAATTGCGCTCAATAGTCGCCCCGGTAATGGTCTCCAAACGGGCATTCAAAAACCCGAGAATTTGTTCAGTTTTGCTCACGGGCATGGGTCATTCCATCGGCATGTGGCGGTCAATCAGGCCGGGCACCCGTCGCGCCCAGGTTTCCGCCGCACGGCGAACGTCGAGGCGCTTCGGCATTTTCACTTGCGGCACCATCACAAACATCGCCACCGTGGTGATGCCGGATTTGATGCGCCCGGTCTTAGTGAAGGCACCGCCTTTGGCCTGGCGACCAACCCGCCCGGTCTTGGCGCTGATCCGCACCCCGTCCACCACCAACAGTGACGGCGCACCTCGCCGAAAGACGAAGCGCAAGGGGCCGAAGCGATGCTCCGGAAAGTTGGCGGGTGTGATCCGCTTGCCGCCGACACCCCGTTTTGGGGCAGCCGCAGTCGGGATCGCCAACCAGAATCCTATCTTGCTGCGGATCACCGTGCCTTGGTCAAAGCTGCGCACGATGTCGGGGGCCTTGGACCAGACGAGGCTTGCCGCGTCATGGCCCTTGTTGGGATAGTCGCGACTGCGCCAGGTCCGAGCCAGCCGGGGACCGAGCCCCGACGTGATCACCTGCCGACGCAGACTGCCCTTGAGACCGTCACCAGCCTCTGCCACCCCTTCGGCGACTGCCTTCTCGATCTGGCGCACCTCCTTCTGGAGGTCCGCCTTCAGGGAACCGGCAATGGTGGCGGCAAATTTCATGCGGGCCTCACATCGAGGGTCCAGATCAGCAGATCTGGATCGCGCCGTTCTGGCTCGCCCTGGATCACGTACTCGATGCCGTCCAGGGTCAGCCGATCGCCAGGTCGGGGATTGGCGACTTCGGATGACCGAACATCGAACACTGTCGTCTCGGTGTGGATGCGGGTCTCGCCGAAGCCCACAATCTCGTCCGGGCGACGGACGACAACCCGAACGGACACCGCCTCGCCACCTGTCTGCGCGTAGAGAGCATCCCGCGCGATTGTGGGATCGCCAAACAGGGCGTCGAGGACGGCGTCCAGTACGGGCATCAGAAGCTACCGTTGAGCCGGACGCGACCGATGATGTCAGACGCGGTACCACCCACTGCTTCGATGGCCACGCCGATCAGAGTGTTGGCCGTCGCGGTCTTGGTGGCGACCTTGTTGGTATCGTCCCAGTAGACTTTGTCGCCGACACTCCACGCCTGCGAGGCGGCCTTGGTCAGATCAAAGACGCCGACCAGGCTGGTTTCGACCTCTTCGCCGGTCAGCGCATCGCCACCGGCGACGCCGAACAGCGCACCGACCAACAGACCGCTGCCGGAAGTGACGTCGTAGGGTGCCGTAAGGGTGACCGTATTGCCGGGTTGGATGTAGTTTTTCATGAGATGGTCCTTTCGTAATCTTGCTTTTGGTGCGAATATTTCCTACTTTTGGCGACAGGAGGATTCCGACATGACCGAAAAAATCAGCGTTTCCCTGACGAGTGAGCACGCTCACCTCTTGCACGAAGCGGTCAAAAGCGGCGACTACGCCTCTTCCAGCGAGGTGATCCGGGAGGCCCTTCGGGAATGGAAGAACCGTCGGCTTCTCGGCCAAATGTGGGACGAAGGCATCGCCAGCGGTCCCGCAGAGCCCGGACTGAGCATGAGCGACATCAAGGCCGAAGCCCGACGCCGCAAAGCCACCGCCTGATCTCATGCCCAGCGTCGTCTTCACGAAAAAGGCCCGTGAGGACCTCATCGATATCTGGCTCCATATCGCAGAGGATGACCCGACGGCCGCCGATCGCGTACTCGACCGTTTGGACGACGCGGCAAGCCACCTGGCGGATCACCCGGAGATGGGCGCGGCCCGTGACGATATTCGCCCGGGCCTACGCTACCTGATCAGTGGTTCCTACCTGTTGCTCTATCGGATCACTGACGCCGGGGTGGAAATCGTGCGTGCGGTACATGGCCGAAGGGATCTCATCGGCCTGTTCTAAGCGTTACGCGCCCGGGTTCTTGTAGAGGCCGCGCCAGTCGATGGCCTTGGCTCCAAAATCGAGGCGGCACTTGATCTCCACCCCGTCCACATCAAAGCCGTTGCGGGTTTCGATATAGGCCCCCTGCTGCCCTTCCAGATAGGCGTACTCGATGGTGTCGATCTGGTTGGGGCTGGCAGCCAGGTACCAGGCGGTTTCGCTGGCGGCGTCCAGGCGAGGCTCGGCGATCGGCGCGAGGGTGCGGATCGACTGCGGCACAACCTTGGCCGTATCGGCGGGCACCAGGTTCTGGGCCACCAACTGTTCGGCCTTCAGTTCGAGCGAAGCCGGCACGATCAGGAAGGAAGGACGGATGTTGAGCACCGTCTTCTTGTCGAGCCCGGTCTGCTTGGCCATCGCTGCCCGGGCCGCGCCGACGGCATCGACAGCGAGTGCTGCCCCGGTGCCAGCCAGGTTCTTGTGGTCGGCATGGAACAGGGCCTTGTTGTCGGCCATCGCCGGATTGGCGGTGATGATGCCCCAGACCACGTCACTTTCGAGCTGAGCGATGGCGTTGCCGTACATGGCGGGGATCCGGGTAAAGGCGTCCAGATCGTCGTTGATCAGAACCTGACGGGTGATGGCGACCACCCGGCCATAGGTCTCGATGCGGTAGCTCTCCTTGGACTCGCCCAGCGTGCCCCGCTTGAACTCGCCGCTCTCTCCCACTTTCAGGAGCTGCGGCGCTTCGCCCAACTGCACCCGGTGCATGGCCTTGAAGTCGGTGGCCAGGACCTGGCGGCAGAAGAGCGCGAAGGTGCGAGGGTAGACGTCGTAGGCCTGACGCAGGGTCTTGTTGGTGACCGCCGCCAGGATCTCCGGGAAGTCGGACGTGGAGTGGAGCGCCCGAGTGGCCACTTCGTCACGGCTGAGGCCACGCGTATTGACGCCGGCATCCGACAAGCTCTCGCGAGCCAGTTCCATCAGGGTCATGCCGCGATACTGACGCGCGGCATCTTCCAGCGGGAACAGGGTCGGACTGTAGCGATGCAGCAGCGCACTGGTCACCGCGTCTCGTCGGGTAATCCGCTCGTCGCGGCCGCCCAGCGGCACAGAGACCTGGGAGAAAGTCCTGGTTTCTTCGGACTTGGCCGCCACCTGATCGAGGATCACCGTGCGAGCCTCGTCTAGGGCAACGCCGCGCTTCACCAGATCGTCGGCAAAGCCGCGTTCCAGATCCAGCTTGGCTGCCAGGTCGTAGATGGTCGATACCCGCTCTCGCTCGGCTTCGCGCGCTCGCGTCACCAGGGCATCGGCATCGACTTTCTTGGATTGGGGCGCAGCTTGGGACCGAGCCTCTGGCTCTTCCTTTGCGGCCTTCGGGGTTTCCTCGGCGGCCTTGTCTTCGACTACATCGGCGGTTTCGTTCTCACGGGTGTCTTCGTCATGCATGGTTTGGATCCTCTTGTTGCAAGGGAGTTCAGCGCCGGGGCGATGCACGACGCAGTCATGGAGTTCGTGGATGGAGCGGAAGCCAGCGGCGGGATCGGCCCCCACTGGCACGGCGGAAATCTCGAACGGCGTCCAATCGACGGCCCGCCAAACCTCTCGACTGCCTTCAGGCTTGCTCACTTCGTAGCGATGCACCTGATAGCCGATGGAGACCGCCCGGATGTGCCCGGCTAGGATGTCGCGCCAGATGGGCACGACATCGTCCCGTTCGGAGAAACGAATAGTGGCGACGCCCCGGCCCTGTTCGAGCCGGACGCTGTCTGGGACCACAGAGCCGATGACGGCGTTGAGTTCACCGGTGTCGTGGACCTTGAGAAACGGTGCGCCGCCATTGAGGCGTTCGAGACGCACATGCTCCGGATCGAGGCTCAGTTCCTCGTCATAAGGATCGCCGAAGAACGGCACCCGCCGCACCCGCGCGCCGGTGGACCAGACCACATCGATGGTCCGGGCCTCGGCATTGGCGGAGTTTGGCGCAAGCTCCGCCGTCCGGCGCAAGGCCGGCAGTTCAATGGTGGTATCCATGATCTCCTCGAAGTCAGTCGGAATTGTCGGTGGCGGCAAATTCATCGGCCGCCCAGTCGTTGGATTGCGCGCTGCCCGTCTTGGTCACCCGACGTGGATCGGAATCGAGCACGATCCCGGCTGCATCCAGCTTGGCGTTGGTGGTCGCGATCTCCGCCAGAACGGCATCAGGGTTGCGTCCCTGACGAGCGATCGCCTCAGCCAGGGTCATGGTGCCCGATCGCACCGACAGCAGATCGGCCATGGCATCTTTCAGCGGATCCACCGCATCGAACTTAGGCGGTGACCACTCGACCGGAACGACCGGATCGGGAATGCGCCCAGCCGCCCAGGCGGCTTGCGTGAACCAGTCCCATACAGGCTGGCAGAGCATTGGAATGAACAACTGCCACTGCACGGCATCGATCATGCGGCGGAACTCGACGAGCCCGGCCCGGATCGAGGAATAGTTCACCTGGGAGAGATCGCCGGTGAGCAGTTCGTATGGCACACGGAAGCCCGCCGCGATGGTATGCAGGCTCGCCCGCTTGTATTCGGCATAGCCGCCGACAGCGGCGGGCTGGTTGAAACGAATGTCCTTACCGCCTCGGGCATAGGCGATGAGCCCCGGTTCAAACTGTTCGATCCGTTTTCCATCGGCATCGACCACGGAAGGCGCGACACCCTGCTGGGTTTCCTCATCGCCGAAGACGATGGCGGTGACACAGGCCTCGGTCTTCTTGCGAACGATCTCTGCAACCTCGTAATCGTCGAGATCACGCAAAGATCGGATCACCGGCGCGCCCCACGGGACACCCCGCACCTGAACCCGCTGTTTCTCGTAGACATGGACGATGTCGGTTGCCGGCACAGACCGGCTTTGCAGCCCTCCCTGCCAGGCACCAAAGGCATCGCCCGGATGGCTTTCGTGAAGCCAGTAGGCGGTGCGGCGTCCGATACCGTCGAACTCGACACCCTGAACCAGGCGTCCCTTGCCGTTTCCCTGGCCATTTTTGGTGGCGTCCAGAAAGTCGGCTTCCAGGATTTGCAGTTGCAGAGGCACGTCGAGACCGTCGCTCGGGCGGCGCAGGCGTCGGCGCACCAGCACCTCGCCGGCCTCGACTATTTCGCGGCAGATCAGGGTCTGCAGCCCATAGAAATCCAACTGGCCATCGGCATCGCATTGGCGGGACCACTGTTCCCAGAGCGCGTTGACGGCAAGGTCGAGCTTTTCGTCGCCCGACGTGGCGCGCGGCATAATGCCCGCGCCAATGATGTTGTTGACCAGAACCGACACCGCCTTGGCGGCATGAGGGTTGTTACGCACAAGATCCCGCATGCGATCGCGCAATAGCGCCGACGCCATGGCTACCTCGGTATCCGCCGAGGTGCCCGGCGTCCGCCAACCGTCAGTGCGCCGCCCCTTGGAGGAGCCATCGTAACCGCGCACCAGACCATCGAAGGCCTGCCGCGCCAGGGCCCTGCGGGTTGCCGCCCTCGGCGAGAACACCGCCAGCGCCCGATCGAACCACCCCACAGTCATCAGGAATTGCCTCGCCGGAACCCGGCAAAGCCGGCAACCGGAAGAGGCTTGGTAGCCCCCGCCAGTTCCCGCTCGATGGTCCGAATGCGGCCCAGCAGATCCTCGGCGGAGCCATACTCGACAGACTTACCGTCGTAGCTGACGCGAAGCGTGCCACTGGCGTAGGCGCGTTTCAGCGCCGCCAGTTCGGTTTCCGACCAGGTCGTCATGGGGTTTCCTTCAAAACCAATTGTTTCGCCGACCGAGCCAGTCGGATTGGCGCTTTTCCGAGGACACGGGGGCCGGCCTGTTGATCATCCCGGCCGCCTCGATGTTCCCATCGACCGCACCCAGTTGTTCCTCCAGATCGGTCCACTGGCGGTCCGACCAGCGATCGGCACCAGCGATCCAGGCCGCCGCTCGGGCATAGACCCTGCAATCCAGCGCTTCGTTACGTTCTCTGAGCTTCTGCCATTCAAGACGGGTAAAACCGCGCTTGGTCTTCACCGTCACCAATTGCTCAGCGACCAGCTGCTTGAGCCATTCGCTTTCGACCCAGGTTGGCAGATGCACCGTGCCAGGCAGGCACTCGGCACCCTCGGCCCGTTCCTCGTCGGTCGGCCGTTGCAGCCTCAAAAACCGATAGGTCTCCGATTTGAAGGTCGAGACCACCACGGTCCAGAGCCGCGCCCCGCGACGCAGTTTTTTGCCGCCGTCGGTGGCGTCCACGAAGGTGGGCCCGGAAACCGGACTTGCCCGATTAAAGCCTTCGACACCCTTCACTGGGGCCACCTGGCCAAACCCTACCCGGCGCGCCCAGGCATAAACTGCTGGGGCCTCATAGCCGGTGTCGATGGCGAGCTTGGCCAGCTTGAGCTGTGCGCCGCTCGCATGCGGCCAGGTTCGATCCAACAGGGCGTCGAGGTCGACCCAAGCATCGGGCCGTTGTGGCCCGCCTTCGATTGTGATGCGCTCGATCAGCCAGCTTTCCAGCCCGCGTCCCCAAGCCCAGACGTCCACATCCAAGCGGTCCTTCTGGACATCGACGCCAGCGGTGAGGAACAACCCGCCTGCTGGGACGGTGCCCGGTGCCGACGTTTCCCTTTGGTCATAGAGGCGCTGCCAGTCGGGGGCTTCGCCGGTTTCGACCCAGGTCTCGCCGAGATCCGTGTTCTTCACCGACTTGAGCGACGCATCATTCCCTTGCGCGGCCTCCCAGGCTGCGGCGATCTCAGCCCAGCTTCGCCAGCCGATGGGGCTGTAGAGGCTGGAGATGTGAAAGCCTGCGGTTTTCTCATTGCCCTGTTCCGACGGTGCTGTCGCCCGCCACTCGCCGCGTTCCAGCATCCGCGTCTTGTGATGCTCGTGAATTTGTCCCTCGCACTCGGTGCAGAGGTAATGTGCAGTCTCGGGACGTCCCTTCTCCCAGCGGAGCCGTTCGAACTCGAGCCACTGGAAATGCTCGCAATGGGGACAAGGCACGAAGTAGCGCCGTTGGTCCGATGCTTCGAATTCCCGCTCGATGCGCGACACGCCCTTGACGGTCGGCGTCGAGACGATGAACACCTTGCGCCGCGCAAAGGTTCGTGTGCGGGCCTCGGCCAGAGAGACCGGATCGCCTTCACCGTCGATGTCGCCGGGATACCCATCGACCTCGTCCAGGAACAGATAACGCACCGGCATGGAGCGCAGGCCGACCGCCGAGTTGGCTCCGGTCATGGCCAGAAGCCCACCCTGGAATGCCTTGGTGAGCACCGTGTTACCGGAATCTCGCGATCGCGCTGGCTTAACCAGCTTCGACAGCACCTCGCTGTCTTCGATCAGCGGATCGATGCGCTGACGAGAGTTGCGCTTGGCCATCTCCACCGTCGGCAAGACCGCCAGCATGGGGCCAGGGGCATGGTGGATGACGTAGCCGATCCAGTTGTTGCCGCATTCGGTAGCGCCGATCTGGGCGCCCTTCATAAACACCACCCGCTCGTAGGGAGAGGATGGCGACAGGCAATCCATGATCTCGCGCAAATAAGGCGTGCGCGCCGTGCGCCAGGGTCCGGGTTCAGCTGCGCCCTTCCCCGAGAGACGCCGGTGTTGATCGGCCCATTCGGAGACCTTCAGCAGCGGATCGGGACGCAAGCCCCGATCGAACGCGGCGTCATGGATCGTGACAGCATCAGGAAGCACCGGCCAGATCCTCGAGTGCTGCGCGGATCTCGGACGTCAACATGGCATGAACCCGTGCGGCATCGGTCTCGGCCGCCAACACGGCGGCCAGACGTTCAGGAATGTTCATCAGGGCGTCTCGCACCACGCGGGCCTTGTTGAAGGCCGCCACCTTCACCTCGTCGGCATCGACGTATTTGCCGGCCTCGACGCGGGCCTTGATCTCCAGGAGCTTGGCCTTTTCTACCTCGCTCTTGATCCGGGTCTTGAGCAGCAGGGTCGGCAGATCGCCACCTTGCGGTAGCGAGGGAAGCTCGCTCGCCAGAACGGTCGGCTTGGGAGCCGTCTCAGCTTTGGGTGTCGCGCGTCGTTCCGGACGGGCCGGTTCTCGGACTGCCGCCAGAGCGGCATCGGCCTGGGCCGGATCCACCTTGCGGCCCTGGAGCAGGATCACGCCCTTGGCCACCATCTGGCCAATGTACTGGCGCGAAACCCCGCGCTGGCGCGCGTATTCGGCCTGGCTGACAAGCATGTGCGTTCAACGTTCCCATGTCCGGGCCGCCATCGAAAAATCGATCAATTACAATCTATTAGACTTGATGTTCTCCGCCCGTAGAGCCTGTATGGGATCACAGACGGAAACGGAGACAACACCATGACCAGCGAGAAGATCCTCATCAGCAGAAACACCGACTGGGGTTTCTTCGGCACCATCCGCCACCATGCGGACCCGACCGAAGCTTGGCCGCTCGCCATGACGCGGATCGGGCGCGCCACTGGCTGCCCGCAAGACGCGGTGCGCGACTTCCTCGACAGCCGACATGGGCGGCATTTTGCAGATGACGTCGCCAACGGACTGGCGAGTAGGTACACCCTCGAGACCGCCATCGACGAGGCCGTCGAGCGCTGGATGGGATGGACGGTCAACAGGCGCACGAGCCGCGAGACCGGGATCCCTTCGGGGCTGCCCTATCTCATTGGGTTCGTCACCCACTGCGAAATCGAATCCGAAGCCTTCGGCTGACCGGCAGTTCCTCCCCTTATCGCCCCGCGCGTTCGGCGTCGGGGCTCGGGGTGGTAGAAGCCCCGCGATGGTCGCGGCGGCATCATCCAGAGGAAATGCCCATGAGCACCACCAACGTCGCCATCGAAAAGTTCACCGTCGCACAGCTCGCGACCGCGATCTCCAGCATCACCGGAGAAACGGTCACTGCCAAATCGTTCAACTACAAAAGCAAGGCCGTCGAGCGGCTGAAGGCCCTCATCGACGAACAGGGTCTAAATGCGCAAGGCATCCTACAGGCGGCTGGTATCGAAGCGATCACGCCGACGGGCGAAGCCCTGTCCGGTATCGGGCTCGGGTCAAACACCAAACCGTCAAAGCCGAAGCGCAAGCCGCGCGACAGCAAGCAGGCCAAGGTGATCGAGATGCTAAAGCGCGACGAGGGCGCGACGCTTAGTCAGATCATCGAGGCCACCGGCTGGCAGCCGCACACGGTGCGCGGCGCGATCAGCGGGGCACTTAAGAAAAAGCTCGGCTTGACCATCGTCTCGCGGAAGCTCGACGACGGCGAGCGGCTCTATCGGATCGAGGCGTAACCCTCAACTCGGGATCACTGTCACAGCGAAAGAGCCGTTTGCAGATCTTCGTGTTCGAAGGCGCTTTCCATCCTTTGGATCTCAGGCTCTTTCGCCCCCCGCCGTCGGGCTGCCTGCCGCCAGTCTTGTGTCGCTGTCGCGACCTGGCGGATCAGAGCGTCGGCATCCGTTAGCTTGAGTGCAAATTCCTCGGCCACTGAGCGCAACAATTCGATCGAGCAGGTTCCATCGTCAAAGTCGATGTTGGTCGCAAGTATTCTCGGCTTGATGTCCTGTGGCGTCGGGTTGATGTCATAGGCTGGCGACAGGGTCCAGCCACGTTGTCCGAGCCACAGAAATCCGTGATTTCTCAGATGGTCGTCGGTATTCGACACAAGAACCGAGAATGCGACCCGTTTGAAAAGCTCTACTCGGTCATCGGCTGCGTTCGCGCCGTGTTCGGTCAATGCATCGACGACTTCCAAATAGCTCCCCCTGTCACCGTCACGATGTTCGGTCATCGACATGGCCGACAAGAAGGGGATGCGATCCTGCCCTTCGCGATCAAAGCGCCTGGACAGGAAGATCGGACGTCCATCGTTGTCGATCAAATCGTGGGACGCAGTTTGAATGCCTGCGGCCTCTGCCAGATCCAGTACGATGGCTTCCCATCGCTCCAGTGAGTATTCGTCGGTTTCCTTCGGGAACTTGGCGATCGACAGGCAACCATGCTGGTCGATCACTGATGCCTTCGGTCGCGCCCCACCGAGAGAAGAGCCTGGCGCGAAGATCAGCAGCAGATCTTCATCAGTCTCCTCGCCGCGCAGAATGCGTTCCGATGCCTTGAGCAATTGGCCCAATGCCACGGTTCCTGGAACACCGACATCCTGTGGAGCCTGGAAGATATCCTCTCCTTCCCACCGGAACCGCAATGCGCCCAGCCGGGTTTCGTCAGAAACGCCGAGCAGAAAATCCGTTTCATGGAGTGTGCGCACGGCGCGTCCTTCGCGTTCCGCCGCGCGCCGCTCTTTTCTGCGCATCAGGGTCCGCCCCCAGGTATCTGGGGCCGAGTCTCCCAACGTGCCAAACATTTCCTGGCCGGCAGGAGGACGGAACGTCCCCGGCCCAACCGGCAACGATGGATCCAACGAGAAGCTCGATGCATCTCGGATCCATTCGGGATCATATTCAAACGTGACAGACTGGCGACCACGAGAGCCATGCCGACGCATTAAGCCAATCCGCCGGCAGAGCCCTTGCCAATCCAGAAACACCTCGACATCGGACATCATGCACCACCCTTCCGACTGCGTGGCGTGGTCGCACGCTTTGGCAGTTCTTCCCTGGAGATGCTCTGTCCAATGTCATCGTGAGCGGCGTCTGCAACATCCGCAAGGCGCTCCAGAAGGTTTAGTGCTTGCAAAACAGCGGCAACGATACCGATGCTGACGGACGGGTCCCCTTTCTCGATGCGCGCAACCGTCGGTCGGGACGTGGCTGCCCGTTCTGCCACGATTTCCATGGGCAGCTTTCGGCGCAACCGCGCATCCCGAATGTCTTCTCCGAGCTTTCTAAGCGCTCTTCGGGCAGATGGTGGCGGACGATGTGGCGTCGGCATAACGATACCTTCCTATTGCATTAGTTGGCCTCAATGTAACAGGAAGATATCATTATTTCAATAGGAACACCTTGCCAGCCAGCTCAAAATGACGATTGAAACCGGGATCGCCGGACACGGATTTCCTCGAAAATACGGCGGAGCGAATACGAGCGGACGATCGACACCAACGTGAAGACGGCGCCCATCAGCAGGTTGTCCGACAGGCTGGCGTGAAGACCGAACACCGGGAACACCGCCATCTGGGTGGCGACGGCAATGCCATAGCCGACCGCGACATTGGTCAGCGCTTCCGCGAACGACATGCGTCTCGACTGCCTCATGCGGCACCCCTTTCATTTTTGATTTCATCGAACGACCGCGCGTCCCCGTCGAGGACTGCAAACTTTCCCGTCGCCTTTTGCCAACGCTCGACGGCGACGTCCACGTAAGTGGGACTGATCTCCATGGCGAAGACGCGGCGGCCGACGGCTTGGCCGGCCATGATCTGTGAGCCCGATCCCGAGAACGGCTCGTAGCAGAGGCCGCCCGGTTCCACATGCTGACGCATAGGGATGGCGAAACAGTCGAGCGGTTTCGGCGTCGGATGATCAGGGCGTTCCTCGCCCGAGAGACCATGAATGTCCCAGACTGACGGCAGGAACTCGGCTCCGTCTGCCTTGGGCGGCATGTTGCCCTTGATCCAGCCCATCAGGCAGGGCTCGTGTTTCCAGAGATAGCGCGACCGCGTGAGGACGCCCTTCTCTTTGTTCCAGATGATCTGCTGGTGCTGGAACGCACCCATCTCCGTCCAGACCTCTTCGAGCATGGCTTGGCGGCGGGACGCATGCCAACAGTACCAGGCGGCGTTGGGCGCGATGGCTTCGGCGATCGCTGCCTTGATGAAACCGCGATAGAGATCGGGCCCTTGCGAAGAATCGTCCCAGGTCACGCCATAGGTGGCGGACCAGTCTTTGTTGCCGTTGGTGCCGCTGGTATCACCCTTAGCGACCTTGGCCTTGCGCGCGCTGTTCTGTGGATGGTTGGTGCCATCATAGTCGACCAGGTACGGCGGGTCGGTGGCGAACAGAATGGCGCGCTCGCCGTTCATCAGACGCTTCACGTCTTCCGCGTTCGTGCTGTCCCCGCAGAGCAGACGATGATCGCCAAGTAGCCACAGATCACCCGGTCGACTGACGGGATTTGCCGGCGGCTCCGGAACGGTGTCTTCGCCCGCGAAGCCGCCAGGCTGTACTTCCCCAGTTTCGTTCGCCAACAGCCGATCGACCTCGGAAAGATCGAAGCCGGTCAGGTCGAGATTGAAATCCTCCGCTTTGAGGCCAGCCAGTTCGAGACGCAGCAGTTCATCGTCCCATCCGGCGTTCTCGGCGATCTTGTTGTCGGCAATGATCAGTGCCCGACGTTGGGTCTCGGAAAGATGACCGAGGCGGATCACCGGCACTTCATCGAGGCCGAGCTTGCGCGCGGCCATGAGACGGCCATGACCGGCGATGACGCCGCCGTCCGCGCCGATCAGGATCGGATTGACGAAACCGAACTCGGCGATGGATCCGGCGATCTGCGCAACCTGGCCCTCGTCATGGGTGCGGGCGTTGCGCGCATAGGGGATCAATCGATCCACCGGAACGGTTTCGATCGTCAAGTCCATCTGTCAATCAGCCAGTTGTTAGGGGCCCTTGACGGATCAACGGCGCAAACCCGCAGAAACCCTGGGGCTGGCGTTGGTACGTCAAGTTGGTGTCAAGTAAGTTGGCGGGCCTGTCGGTAGAAAAATCCCGCGCTTGCGCCTCCCGCATGGGATATCCGCCAGGAAGGAACCAAGATATCAAAGGGTTAGGAGGAGGCGTGGCGCGTCGGTTCTGCGTTCGCACGCCCGTCGCGAGGCTATTTCGAAACTACCCTCAATTCGGCGATTTTGTCCCATCGAAAAGTGTCCGCCGCACACCTTACCCTACGCTTCGCGCAAGCCCGCGCCACCAGCCAGTTCGATCACGCGCCGCTTCGAAAGGTTGCTGTTAAACCGACGCCGATTGAGCTTCAGCGAGATCACACAGAGCCCGTAAAGCCAGTGCTGGTGGGCGGCAGATCGTTGGAGACCGACCGTCCAGCAGATGGTTTTCCAGCGTTCTCCCGATGCCCTGAGCCAGATGATTTTGGCCGCCGGCGGCTCCAACCACGCCATCCACGGCAAGGTTTCATCCATGCGCGAGATCGCTGCCGACGACGGTGGCGGCCGACGCATAGGCTGGGGCTCTTGCCCAACCTTATCGGCGAAGTCATGGACGACCTCGGGCCATACCCCGAAGTAGCCCCGCACCTTCTCCTCGGGCAGACGACGCAACACGTCGGCAGCCTCGACGATCCGCTCCTCGACCCTCAGCGGCGTCCAGTCAGCCATGGCGCACCTCCAGTCCGTCGTTGCGACGGCCATAGAGCTTCTCTCCCAGTTGGCGGATCAGTTCGCGCTCGGGCCAGGTGAGCCGGTCATCCTCCACCGACACTGCCAGCATTCCCTGCTCGATCCAGCCATCGCGTTTTACCTGTTCGGCAGAACGCCGTTCGCCGCCATAGCCCTTCGGGAAACGCCTCATCGCACACCTGCCCGGGCATCCATCGCCCACAGCAGCAGCGCGATGGCATCGGCCTCGTTGTCATCCGTGGGGGCGAAGCCCCGCGCCGATACCGCCGCAATGACCGCCTCCTTGTTGGCGTTGCCCTTGCCGGTGACGTGCCGTTTGATGGTCCCCACCGGAACGGCCTCATAGGGGATCGCGTGGTGTTCGCACCAGGCGGTGACGTGAGCCAAGAAGCCGCCATAGGCGTGGGCGGCATCGACCCCGGCATGGCGACGGACTTCCTCGACGAACACGGCGTCCAGGTAACCTGCGGCCTGTTTGATCTCGGTGAGCCAGCGTTTGAAGCGCAGGAAGCGCATGCCGCCACCCTGCCAGCGATCATTCTTGAACTCGGCAGTGCCGCTGATGATCCGACCGTCCGCCCCATGCAGCGCCCATCCGGTTTTGGTGCCGAGATCGAGGGCAAGAAGGACGGGATGGTCCGGTGCCTGTTCGGCGAGAGGTTCGATCAATGCGGGCTGGCTCATCATTGGGCTCCTTGGCAATTGGTTTTGGGAATGGGCCGGGAAGCAGCAACCCGACCATCGGTGGGAGGAGTGTGCGTTCCCGGGAACACTCCTCCCCCCATAGGGGGAGGTGGGAACGTGGAAATCTTTGAAATCATTATGTTTTTCCTTGGTTGGGAACGGCTGGGAACGAGATTTTTGGAAAGCTGATTTACTCAATGGTTTCAATGACTTGATGCGGCTTTGGGGGCGCAGAATCTTGGGAATTCCCGTTGGGAAGCTGGGAAGCGGGAACGGAAACCGCCCCCCATCCGCCTGGGCAGGAAGCTCTGGGAACGCTGGGAACGGAGCACGCATGACCCTCACTCCCCGGTCTCGTGAGCGCCATGGACGAACTGCCCGACACCCCGCGCAAATGGCCCGGCTGGAACGTCCAGCCACTTGAGCTCCTTCGAGCCTTCGGCCATGCCTTTGACCAAAACGGGAGGTCGGGCATTGAGCAGGTCCTGGACCAGGCCTTCGATCTTGTTGCGCGCCATGTCGTGGAACAGGACCGGCAGGCGATGACGCTGCTTGAACAGGCCTGTGCCACCGGTATGGGTGAACGGGTGGCCGTTCTCAGCGGCACTGGCGACAGCCTCGACAAGGGCTTCCAAAAGATCCTGTTCGGGTCGGCGGACTTCCCGTAGCCGCTCGGTCGCATCGACCAGAAGTCCAGTCGGCGCGCGCAGGAAGGTACGGATGGCGCGATCGGCTGGGCCGTTCGCCTTGACCACCGCCCCCTGGAACACGGCGTTGCGAGCATAGGGCTCTTCGAGCGCCTTGAAGGCGAAGGCCTGGTGTTCCTCTGGCGCGGGCCACAGCGCATAAACCATGCGCACCCCGTCAACGATGGCGCTGGTGCCGCGCACAGCGTCACGGGCCTGTTCGACTGAGGCGATCGGCCGATTGCCCTGGGGCTTTCGCATATGGTGGGCGACGATCACCGCCGCGCCGGTTTCGGTGGCGAGGCTCGCCAGAAGGCCCGTAGCAAAACTGCCGGCTGCCGGATCCGAGGTGACGTCGGCATGGATAAAGGACGCCAGCGGATCGAACACCACCAACTTGAGATCGCGCAACCGCATGATCTGATCACGCACCATGCGGAACTGGGGCGTGATTTCAGGGCCGTCCTTGCCGGACACGACCAAGGGGATGGGACCACCGGCGTTGGGCAGCGGCACGACGATCAGACGTTCCGGGCGTTCGAGGCGCAATTCTTCGGGATCGAGCCGTTGCAGACGGCGATGCACCTCGCCATGGTCGTCCTCGGCGGTAAAAATGACGGCAGTCCCGAACTCTCGCACCGGGCCGCCAAAAGCCATGGGCTCGGGACTGACCGAAACGGCGCGCGCCTTGCCTGTTGCCACCGACAGCGCCAGATCAAGAGTCATCATGCCCTTGCCGGTATCGCCCATGGCGGCCAGGATCGAGACCACCCCCATGGGAAACGAGCCCTCGACCAGGAAACGCTGCTCGGGCGCATCGCCGGAATAGCGAGTGGCATGCCAGTCCGAAAGATCGAGGGTGGTTTTCTCAGGACGGAGGGTCTGGCGTTCGGTGGTGGCGATAAACTCGGCGATATCCATGCCGTCGTCGACCGCGTCCGCTGCATCCCATTTCTCAGGTTTGTCGTCGGGTGGCAGAAGGACGGAAACCGACCGAGCCCCGGCGGCCAACACGGCCTGCCCCGCCGCCATGGCGTACTGCCAGCCGGGACCGTCCTTGTCGGGCCAGATCAGCACCCGCTTGCCATCGAGCGGTGACCAATCGGTCTTTTCGACCGGCGCCTTGGCCCCGTTCATGGCCGTGGTGGCCGAGACACCGGCATCGATGAGCGCCTGGGCAGCCTTCTCGCCTTCCACCAGGACCACCTGGTCGGGGTCCTTGATGCCGGGGCGATTGTAGAGGGGACGCGGTTCCGGGGCTTTCAGACGCCGGTTCACCACATCCCAGGGCCGGAACTGCTTGCCGCCGGGAGGGTCGTATCGATAGACGCAGGCGATCAGCCGACCGTCCTCGTCGTGATAATCCCATTTGGCCGTGACTGGCCCGAGATCATCCGTCGGCGGCGCTTTACTCAGTGCCGCACGATCGTCGTGGAGTGTTCGGCTGCGGCCATCGAGCCATTCGCGGATGTCATCCATGATGGCGGGGAAATCCGTCCGCGTGTCCCGGCCAGATACCGCCGCCCAGAGGCCGATGATGTCGCCACCCTCGCCGGTCGCGAAGTCGTGCCACATGCCGGCCTTGGGTCCGGCCAGTTCCACCGACAGGCTGTCGCCGCGATTGCCCTGGACATCGCCGACAAGAAACTTGCCGCCTTGGAACGCGCCACCCGGCAACAGGTAGGAAAGCACGCCCCGGATGTTGACCAGCATCCGGGTCTTGATCTCCTCGGTGGTCTCGGCCCCATCCCAGGGTCGGCTGTCGTCGAGGCGCTGCGGTTCGGCGTCATTGAAGTCGCGCCAGCGCTCCAACTCGATCACGTTATCGTCCATCGCTGACCCTCCAGCAGCGATCGGACCAGGCACAGAACCGGCATTCGTGGAAATCGGCAGACTGGGCAATGCGGGGCAGTAACTCGCCGGCCTCGGTGGCGCGGATGATGCGTACCGCCTTGTCACTCGCGGTCTGCGCCAGGCCGCCGTCGAACGGCACCAGTTCGTGATACAGCTCGGCGGTGTCTTTGTTGATCGCCGTGAACAGCGCCGGGTTTTGCGAGATTCCCGGCACGCTTGCTTCCATGTAGGCCTGATAGGTGGCGATCTGGGCCGCATAGATCGGCTTCGAGATCGCAACGCCACGCTTGACGGTGTCCTTCCAGGACTTGTCGTTGAGCGACTTGCATTCCCAAAGCGCCGGAAACCCCGTCAACACGGGGCCGGCATTGATGATGCCGTCCACATGGCCACGGATGCGCCCGTCCGCGACAGAAAACCCGAATTGCTCACCGTCCGGTCGGTTGCCCTTGGTGGTGTAAAGCTCGAACCCGGCCTTGCGCAGCCAGCCGATGGCCAGGTCTTCGAACACATGCCCGGCGGCAAAGATGCGCAGCGTCCGACCATCGAAGTCGCTGCCATCATCCTTCGGCGCGTCGGCATACTCGAACTGCAGGGCGCGCTCGCAAGCGACGCCCAACCGCGATCCGCCGAGATAGTCCCGCGACGGTCTCGCGGTATTCTCCGCCTCGAGGGCCTCGTCAATGAGCGTGTTGATCCGATCGGCCACCGAGGCCGAGTGGTTGTAATCCAGCATCAGAAAGGAATCTCCGTATCATCGCCCCTGGCTGTCGCCAGCATGGCGTCCTGGAAGCCGCCGACAGCGACTTCGATCAGGGTCAAAACTTGCGCCTCGGTGAGGTCGATCAGCCGGGTCTGCCAACCGATCTCCTCCATGATCTCGGCGACCGGCTTCATGGCGGCGCGGATCGCGGCCTGCTCCTGTTCGGTCAGGTCAACCATGCCCCAGCGCTCCTTCGCCAAACGCGACCAGAAGCCCTGGCAGCTCATGGAGCAGAACCAGCGGGATGGTCGCGGTTTCTTTGAGCGCACCGGATCGAACCAGCCAAAGCCACGGGCCGGACGCCGACAAACGGCACAGAGTTGCCCCCGGGGGTCGCGGGGGCGCCCCCCGTTTTTGTTTGACGGGGACACCCCGTGGCCCCGGGGATGCCAGAGGCGCAGACGGGCGGCGGCAGTGTCGGATGGAGGGCACATGGATCATGCCGCCCTCCGAACGTCGGCAGCCGCTGCCACCAGATTGGTGATGGCACCCTTGTTGAACTGGAAGGTGAGCAACGCCGAGGCCTGATAGCGGGTCAGGCCAAAGTCCTGGCGGAACTGGGGCGGCAGGTATTTGAGTTGGCGTTCCGTCGCCGGCTGGTTCAGCCAGGACCGGGTCTTGTGGGCGCTTTCGTCAGTCTCATTTTCATTGAGCCAGTCATCGGCTGCCGCCAGGCAGACGGTGCGCTCACCCACGGCCAGCAGCTTTGATCGCTGCCCCTTCGCTCCGCCGACGGCATGCCAACGCCCGTGCAGGAAGAAGATACCGCCCCAGGCGCTGAAGCCGTTGGCGACCAGCGCCGCGTCGTCGCCGAAGAGATCGCACCAGCGGAAACTGGAGCGCTTCAAGAGATCGATCTCCGACATAACGAAGTCGGTGAGCGGGGTCACCTCACCGTCACTGGCCCCAAGAGACTCCCATAGATAGCCGCAGAGGGGACATTCGCGGACGGCCAACGGCACCTGGGCGCTGCATTCCGGACAGTCCTTGGTCGGAGCCTCGCCGTCACCGGTCTTGCCGTCGAGATTGACGTCTTGCTCCAGGCAGCCGTGCAGCAGGGTCGACGTGCCGAAGTCGAGAACGATGCAATCGGTCTTCACCACGCCTGGGAATTCATTGGGATCGACGGTGCGAAGGCCCCGCCCGACCATCTGAATCATGGTGGATTTGTAGGAACTGGGACGCAGCAGGACGACGCAGCTGGTCGGCTGATGGTCCCAGCCCTCGGTCAGCACCGCCACGTTAACAATGACCTGGGTGTCACCCTTCTCGAAGGAGCGCAAAACCGAGCGGCGTTCGGCCTCGCCCATGTCGCCATGGACCATGCCGGCGGTTACGCCCTCGTCGAGAAAAGCGTCGGTGACGTTGCGGGCGTGATCGACGGTGGAGCAAAACACCACGGTCTGGCGTTCGCCCGCCTTCTCTTGCCAATGGCGGATCACTGCTTCGGTGATCGGCGCCTTGTTCATGATGGCGTCGACCGCCTTCATGTCGAAATCATCGACGGTCTTGCGAACGCTCTTCAGAGCTTCCTGCGCGCCGACATCGATGACGAAGGTTCGCGGCGGCACGAGGTGGCCCGAAGCGATCAGCTCGCCGATGGAGATCTGGTCGGCAACGTTGGAGAAGACCGGACGCAGCCCTTTCTTGTCGCCCCGATTAGGCGTCGCGGTAACACCGAACACCCGGACATCCGGATTGCGGTCCCGCGCCTTATCGATGATCCGCCGATAGCTGTCGGCGGCTACATGGTGCGCCTCGTCGATCACCAGAAGATCGAGCGCCGGCATGGCCTCGAGGTTGGCCGAACGGGCCAGGGTCGGGACCATGGCAAAGGTCGTCCGCCCGCGCCAGGACTTGGTGCGGGAGTCGACGATCGAGGTGCTGATCTTCGGATTGACCTTGGCGAACTTGAGTACGTTCTGCGCCGTCAGTTCGTCACGGTGGGCGAGCACAGCAGCCCTGGCGTGGTTACCCTCCAACATCCGGCCGACGACGCCCGAGAGCATGATCGTCTTACCGGCCCCGGTCGGAGCGACGCCCAGGGTGTTACCATGTTCATCGAGCGCATCGACGGCGCGCTCTACGAACACCTTCTGGCGGGGGCGGAGAAGCATCGAGCCGCCCTCCTACTGCGCCCAGGCCGGGCGGCCCGGATTGGCGGCGGGCGGCGACGCCGGGGCGGCAGGTGCCGAAGACGGTGAAGCAGTCGGGGCACCACCTGCCGGACGCCAGAGCCCGCCGCTCTCCTGAAACGCCTTCCAGTCCTTGGAGCCCGGCGTGACGGCGAAACGGATCTCGTTCTTGGCATCACCGTTGGCGTCCTTGCCGACGTCGATCTTGGCCAGGAACTCGATACCGTCCAGATCGGCGAAGCCGTTGATCCGTCGCGCCGTCTGCGCCTGGGGCGAGTTGTCCTTGTCCGACAGCCCCCGCGCCGAGTTGAGGATGCCGCGCACAAAGGAGCGGCCCATGTTGCCCCATTCGGGGCCCTTGAGGCTCAACAACCCGATCAGCGACCAGATCTTCCGCCGCGCATGGGCGCCTTCGAGGACGACGAACTCGGCGTTCAGGTAGACCGAGCCGGTGGTCTCGTTGCGTGTCGCATAGCCACCGGTCCAGCCCTGGGACGGATCGTCATAGCCGCCGGGCTTCAGGGTCATCCGCACGGGCACGATGGTGCCCTTGGGGATCAGGTCGTAGGAGTTCTGGGACTCCGCATCATTGTAGTCGTTCCACGCACCGGTCATGGTGAGGACGCTCCTTCATTGTCTTGGGGGTCGGGGGTGTCGGGGGTGTCGGCGGGGCGGTCGAAGACCAACCGCTCGCTCGCCGGTTTGACGGGACCGCCGA